TTAGGCTCTGTATACATCAATAAAAGAATCAAGCCCTTTTTCTTTCAACTCCCTTACTCGTTTTTCAGCATTTTCTCGATCCGCGAAACTGCCTGCCACCACTCGGTAGAATACCTTCCCACCGTCCGACGGCTTCGGTACAGGCTTTGCCTCTAACGTGGGCTTCGCTTTCGCTTTCCACCCATGCGCTTTGGCCAGCCCGTGTGCATGTGCAAGTGCGATCTTCCGTAGACTGTCATCCGACTTCAGAAAATCAGCATCATTTTTATTGTCAATAAACCCATTCTCGGTCAGAACGGCCGGCATCCTCGTCTCGCGGAGAACGGCAAGGTTCGCCTCTTTCTTCCCGCGATTAACAAATTTCGTTTCGGCAACAATGGTATCGTGTAAAACGTTTCTCAATGCCTGCGTTTTCGGCTTGCTCGGGTACGAACCATTATAAATGTACGACTCGAATCCCGTGCCGCCGCCAGCGTTGATGTGAATGCTACAAAAGTGATCCGCGTTGAGTCGGTTGGCAAAAGCCGCGCGCTCGCTTAGGCTAAGGAATACGTCTTTTTCGCGCGTGAGGTATACCTTGACATTTTCATATAGTTCATTAATGTATTCGCGCGTATAGAGCGCAATTTTTAACGTCAAATCTTTCTCGCGCAAGCCGTTTCTGACAGCGCCAGGATCGTAACCACCGTGACCAGGATCGAGGACTTGAATGAATTCATCCATGTCAATTCCTCCTTTATATTTTTGATGCAAATAAAAAAGACGCCCTGTCAGGCGTCTTTCTTTTTTGGGTTAATTGTCGGCTTTCTCGGTTAACTTCTCATCGGCAAAATGAGTTTTGTTGAAATATAGGTCTAAGTCGTGAAGAACTTGGTGAATCTCGTTATAAATTTCATCACCTTTTTTCGCATCGTTCTGAATCGCTTGATTCACCAAATCCTTTGCTTTTTCTAGCTCATCCTTTTTCTCTTCTCCGTTATATTTAATTCTGTCTAAATTTCCCTTTAGTTCTTTCAGAATTCCTCTATAATCTTCGTTCGTTAAACTCGTTCCCCCATTATTCACGCTTGCTTTGTCCACGAAAATGGCCGAATTAAGATGCGCGAAGTAGAGTTCATTGTTTGATTTATAATCAGGGTTATTGTTCGGATCAGCTCCGACAGTCAGCCATTCTTTTTGTTCCTGCTCTGATTGTTGCTGTGCCTTTACAGGTTTAGTTTGGGCGTCTTTTTCATTCACTACGAAAAACAAACCGCCACCCAATAACACAACAGCGACTAATAATCCAAAAATCCATTTGCCCAACTTGAATCCTCCCCCCTTGCCTTATTGGTCGTTACCATTTTAACCAATTTTTTAATTCCTTTCAAATGAAGGAGCGCCAATTCGGGCGCCCCTGCACCTTAATAATCATCGATACACCATGAAAGAATATGTTGTTACCACTCCCGTATATTCTTCATTTTCTCTGGCTTGATAGTACATACGGACTCTGTATCGTCCCTGTTTCTTTCCGGCCAAATAAAATTTTTTGACCGGCGTTTGATGCCTATAGTATCCCGTTTGCAATTCGACAGCCTTCCAATATCCGTCATAGATTTCTAGTGCCATCACATAATCCCAAGTCGGCGCAATGAAACCATCACCATTCGGGTCTGCGATCCCTCCGCCTTGGTAATGGGCGGTCACATCAATGGAAGTGGCATTTTTGGTATAATAGCTGGCGTCTGTGCAGACAACATGCGGCATCATGAGTTCACTGCAAGGCATATTTCAACCATCCTTTCCCATTATTTTTCGTCGTTTTCGTCACTTTTGTTATTGTTCTTGTAGACCCCAATTGCCGCTAACAAACCAAAAACGCCGGAAACGATGATCTCCAGCGCTCCCTCGATTTGTGATGGGTCATCGACTTTCGCGATATTCGCAATGACAAGGGCGGCGATCGGGATGAAATACCCGATGATTTTTTTCCAATCCTTCATCACAACTCACCTCCTTTATGGACAAGATAAATAAGGGCGAATAAAAAACCTAACAGCCAAGGAGTGATGGCTGTTAGGATCGCGCTAAACCACATTTTCTTGAATTCTTTTTTCTCGGCCTCTTTTTCTTGGATCAGAACAAGCGCTTCGCTTGCCTTTTGAAACGCTTCTTCCGCCTTTTTCAAGGCGTTCCGGCTTCTCTCATCAGCTTCACTGGCCATGGACGTTTTTTCCTCCAAACGAATGATTCGTTGTTCCAGTCTGTCCAATGACGACGACACTCCATTTAGCGAGTCATAAATCTCTCGCAGTGTAATTGTCACCCCGTTTCCGTCATGTGAAATGCCCATGGCTTCACCCCCTTTCATGGGATATAAGTGAATATCCGCGGGTCTTCTTGCCCGATTGTCCACATCGCCACACCTTTACAGCCGTATCGCATGGTGTATTCGGCGGCTTTGATGAAACTTTCAAGGTCGCCGTTCCACGCAATCGAATAGCCTTCCGAATCGCCGACATAGAAATTGCGCAGCCATACACCGGCATCGACCATACGAATACGGATGGTTTTCTCTCCTTGCCAAGAAGGCACGGTCACAATCGGGAGATTTTCGTAGTCATTGGAAATCTTAATGCCTAACCCTTCATCGGGGTCAAAGCCCGAATATACAAGATAGCCTAGCTCGTCATAGCTGTACGGCCGCGTTTCTTCAAGTGCAACATGTTCCACGCCGTCGATGATCGCCGCTACCTTCTCCATGGGCTCATAACGATCGTTGGTGGCGATTTGCAGGCGATAGCACTTCACGCGACAACCACTCGCATATACACCGTGCGCTCCCTTGTTTGGCGGCGCCGGAAACGTTTGTGTACTCGGATAGTCGATGACTTCCGTGTTCCCGACCATGCACTTGATATGATTGCCGTACACTCGAACCTTGAATGTGTAGCGTTGTCCGAGCGTCAACGTGAGTGGAGCAGACGCTAACACTTGGCTGTTTCCGCCACTTTCATATTTGAGATAAAATCGTCCGGCTCGATGATCGGCAACAAAGGCGTACCCTCGCCCGATTTGTCCGGCTTGATCGGCGCAAAAGCGAATGCCGTACACAGCGTTTCTATCGTTCACGTCAGCGCGCAAATCCGCTTCGATATGAGCGTTCATCTCGTATTGGCGGTTGACGATCAATTGCATAGACTGTGTCCTTGTATCGGCGAATACGTGCGCTTCCTCGGTGCTTGTCGCCGCATAGGGGCGCCATGATCCAAATGAGTATCCCCTGCTCACTGGAGCGCCGACGCATCGTTGCAAGTTCGGATCGGGGTTAGAACCCGGCGGAATGTAATTTGAATCAACGTGCAGGTAGTATCTCGTCTGTGCCAAGTCCGCAATGCCGCTTCGGACATGTGGCCCGAACAGGTCTTCCCAAATGATTGCCGGACGTGGAGGGCGGCGCAATAGTTCGCCTGTGATCGTCATGTTCGCCGGAAAGGAGGCCTGCACTTTTGAAACGATCCCGTTTGTCACTTCTCCCCGTTTCCACGTCGGCTGCAAATTGACGCGATACTCGACTTCCCCGCCCGACATGCCATGCTCAAACGCCTCGCAAACGATAAACCCTAGAATTTGCGCATCGTCTTCGCATATGCCAACCTCAATCGTGTTTGAAGTGCCAAACGAAAAAACACCGCAGTCGTAGAAATGCCTGTCGGGATTGACGTAGAACGGATACCATTCGGGCTGATTTCCTTTTTCTCCGATGACAAAGCCCTGTCCGTTCACGCTGATGGGAATTCGCGGGTTTAGATACGGGAAATAGACAGCGGCGATCAGCCGATAGCTTCCCGCTTCTGGCAGGGTGAATGAGTAGTACAAGCGCCCGTCCTTCCCTTCGTTGCCTTCTGCCGGTTCGCATGTGTTCAGGTCTTTGTTGTAGTTGTACACTGCTGAATGCGCCGAATAGCCGTAAAATGTGTAGCCGGACAGTGTATCACGCGGCATCCAAGTCGTGCCTGTTCGCGTGTTCCCCATCCGGCTCGTCACATCGTTCAATATTTTCTTGATGCCCGTGAACTTCGCTCTTTGGTGCTTCGAATAGCTTGTGATGTAGTCCTGTCCGTTGTACGTATCACGGAAAATCACGGTTTGATCGTTAAACGTCTTTAACGTTGCGAACTGCACCGCAAATCGGTCATACACATGCAAATACGTCTTTTCGTAGGATGATTCTTCATCATGGAATCCGGCATATGGAATGAACGATTGATTATACCAAACAAATTCGTCATTCTCGTTTCTACTGCCAGCGTTATGCTTGAACAATCCGTTTTGCCATTGTATAATTTGCCAATATCTGACGATTGTCCCTGTCCGCTTCTCATTCAACTGCCAACGGCGTCCATATGCGGCTGTTCCGACATACACCTTCTCTGGTTGCAGTACATTTTGGACATGATCTAACACCTGTTCGAGCCACCATAATGGGGTAGATGCTCCAGGCGCAGTATTGCCCGACGAGAAATCATAGGACATGATTTGAAACTCGTCGATAGCCTGATTTCCGTTCAAATCCCTTCCGCTAGCAACGGTTCGATAGTCTGTCCATTGATACCAATACGGCTCAAAATCGCCCGTCATCGCATGAAGGTTCACGCGCAATTCCAGCCCTAACGGAATACAAACCTCGTTTTTCACCCTTACAAGCAAATCGCGATACTTTTCCGCTTCTTGATATGAGCGACTTCGAGACGAACTTTTCTCAAAGTCCATTTCAATTCCTTTGATCCGGTTTGGAAAACGCCCCATATACAGTTCGGCAATTTTCCGCAATTGTCGGATGAACGTGTCTTGTGCATTGTTCACATTATCCAACACAGGTTCGACACGGCTCTCGCCGAAACAAACCATTTGGAGCGACCATTTGATGTTCGGGTAATTGTCTACCAAAAAACGTAACGAGTCCCTCATCCAATATCGGATAGCCGACTCGTCCGATGTAAGCACCGGATATGACTCTCCGGCCTTGTAATGATAAATGGAGCCGTCGGCCAACACGCCGAAATCGTGAAGTCCAAAAGCGTAGATTTTGTCGTGATGCTCTAAAAACGCATACCAAAAGTTCCTTTGATCGCCGCCCCATCGTTTCCATGCTTTGGGATCAATAATCTCCCATACGCCTGTCGAGACTTCTCGCGCATATTGCTCAAATTCAGCGTTTGACGGCTCATTTAGCGACCAAGATAACAGCTTTATCATGGCTTGGACTTCCCTTCCTGCCATTGAATGAGCTCAACAATTCCCCAAAAGCCAATGCCTGTATCTCGCATTTTTCCGTTGACAAGTTTGTAAAATTCAATGCGAATGCGGTTCGAGCCATAGGGCAAGCCCATGAATAGTTGCCGTTTAATCTTCAGCGTTCCCCCGCCGACATTCAGCGTACGGCTCGCCCGATTGGCCGGAACGCCGTTGATGGACGCCTCGTTCTTTGATCCCCACAGCCGAATCTCGCTTCCAGCCGCACCGCCTTCAAAGAAAAACTCGCGGCTGTATCTCTTGTTTAAGGGATGTTCCGGCTCGTCGGGATATATCGTCCACATAGTCTCCATAGTTGGTGGAAATCCGCAACAAATCGAAGTCGTTTTTCGCGTATAGCGTGATGTCCACGACAGTAGTCGTCAGTTGACGTGAGAAGTCTGTTTCGTACACGTTTGGCACGATAATCGCTTCATGTCCTCGCCCGACGATGTTATAGAACCGGTTTTTCACATTTTCAAACACTCTTGGCTGATCTCCTAAATAGACGTCTCTGCCAACGGCTGTCGATGTTTCGTCCAATGTTCCGTATGCCGGTTGAAACCATTCGGCCGTGTTCGGGATGGCAGCAGTCACCTGCTCGCCTTCTTGCAATTGCAAGTCAGTGATGCGAATTGCCCCACCCCACGCCGCAGGTTTTCGGCGACTAGCTCGAACTCGATATAGTCCACTTTTTTGCGCTGAAACTTTGTCAGCGTGGCAAGGAATCGTGTCCAATCCCCTTTATTCATACCATCACCCGTCTAGCGACCAACGTGTTTCTGACGGATGCCCTTTCCACAAAGTCGCAATCGAACCGCTTTGTAGCATGATGTCGGTGACGTTGATTTGCCCCGATTGGCAATTCTCCATAACAAACCCAATTTCAATCGCAGAGACGCCTCTATCGGGGTTTTTCACTTCGATAACTTGATTGACAAGCTGAAACATCATGTCTCCTCACCTCCGGCCAGTGACAGCCAAATTGGCTCGTCTTCTGTTCCGTCCGCGTACTTGATGCGAATGTAAACACCGACGCGCCCCCTCCCGACTTGCAAGTTTTCCGCCGCCACTCGCATGCTGATGGAATACGAATCGCGATGGGAAGGGTAGACGATTTGCTTGAGCGTCTTGGTTTTTCCCTCTTCGGCTGTCGCCTTGAACGAAGCGTTGCCGCTGTACCCGTTGACCGGATCGATTTCCCATCCATTGTTCGTCCAATAGTTGAATCCGTCATCAGCACGGGAATTCATGAGGTAGTTAAAGACGCTCAAGTTCAGCAAATCTTGTCGGTCTACCGTGTCCTCGGATTCAAGAGCAGGCGCCGACTCTTGAACGCCCGTCAGCAAGTCAGACAGCGTCGGTTGTGGACGTTCAAGCTCCACTTCCGATTCCCACGGCTTTTTGATGTTGTACTTCCAACGAACAATGCGCTTCTTCTCGTTGATGCCCAATTCTTTGTCGTACACAAATACGTTGTCGCCAAGGGCGAACTGTTCATGGCTCAAGCCCGACATTCTCGAAAGGTCAGCGACTTTCATCACGTATGAAGCGGTCGGGCGCGAGAGGATGCTCAAAGCATATACGCCGCGCTCGTAAAGATGAAACGGGTTGGTGAAACGCTCGTCTTTCACGATCAGCACTTTCTTTTTGGTCGTATATTGATAGTTTTCAATATAGGGCAATCTTTCTGGATGGGCGTCTTCAATCGTCATGTTGTTTTTTCCGTACAAGTACAGCTTCGTTACGAGGTCTTTCGTGCTGTAATTCACTTCGATTTCTTTCATGTTTTTGCGATAGACGATAGACGCCCCCGAATCCCTTCCTTCCGGCCGCAAGAAGTCGACCGTGTTATTGCTTGTATTGAACCACAACTCGCCCGTAAAGACGTTGGGAAGCTCTCTCAAGGCTTTCAGGCGATTCGTCAATCCTTCTTCCAACTGAAGGTTTCGGCGTTCTGTCACTTCCACACGCCCGACTGACCATCCCGTTCCATCCAAAATATCCGCCATGATTTGTTCCGGTGTGGCGTCTTGCCAACTCCACACTTTCATCGGCTCGGTATATTGCAGGTCGTACCATGTCGCTTCGCAATACACAACAAGTTCAAGTCGCCCTCCCGCTCTCACTTTCGAGACATCGCGAATGAAATAACGCTGATTAACGACTTCAACGATGTTTTCATTTTGAATGTATTCTCGTTTTGGATCGTTGTATGGAAGGGAAAACGTCAGCGTATCCACACTGCCAATCTCTTGTTCCAAAATCGGGTCATCCGCGTTTTCCAATACGCCAAGCCGATTCCCGTCTTGGTCATACACGACCAATAAGGCGTTGGACAGTCGATTGTACAAGGGTTGCTGTCGTTGCGGCGGTTGGCTGTTGTATCGAATTTTCCCGAGTATGTTATACCGTCCGACTCTCAACTGATTGTATTTCAGCATAGCCGTCACCTCACGCCACGACTAGCCAAGGCGAGCAATAGGAACTTCGTTGAAACAACGCTCCACTTGCCGGAAACGTCGCTGGCATATCGCCAAAAGGAATGTTCGTCGCCCGATAGCCTCCATAGAACGTATGAGGATTGGGGCGTGGCGATAAATCTTGCAAGAATGTTTGGGCATCGAATTTCACGATCGGAATGGCGCTGACTTGGTTCAGTCCATCGTAATACGCTGTCGCCCCATCATGTCTTGCAATCCAATAAAAGCCTGCTTCTAATTCCAAATCAATGTCGACCATCCCCCAGCCCCCAGCCGCCGGAATGGTAATGACAGGGCTTTGGAACAGCAATTCGCTCGGTCGCAAGCCGTTGTCGCGATAAATACCAATCCGCAACGATACGTTCGTACTGGCTGAATTCAGTTTCATCGCCGCCTTATTGAATCGGGTTTTGGTTGGCAACGGAAACGGGAAAGCGTCAATCGTGTTGCCGTAGACTAGTATCCGAAACGCGGGCACGTGGCTGTTCGTGTTAGCCGTTCCATCAGCATTAATTGGATTGTAGTCACGCCGAAAATGGCTGACATACGTGCCCGACAAAGGATAAAACGGTTCTACTCCCGCTGGATTGTTGGCTAGTAGCAGCGAATGTTGATCCACAGCCTGTTGCAACGAAGGAATGCCCAAAACGCTTTCCTCGATGCTTTGTCTCCACGCTGAAACGTTCGTGATGTACGTAAAATCAGCCGCAATCGTATCGTTTAGGTTCTGTTGCTCATGAAAAACGACAACGCCGTGCGCCGGACTAATCTCGTATTCACTTGGGTCAACTTGGACGCCGTTTCGATAAATAACAGGCGCCGGATTGTCCAGCCAATTGCGAATCGTTCCCTCATAAATGCGATAACGGATAGTCGGATCATCTTGATCCGCCACCGGCGTCAATACATGCCCCGTCTCTTGCGCCGTCTGCATTTCCAAAACCGCCTGCATTTTGTTGATGTCGTGTTGCAAGCCCGAAATGTGCGCGGATAGAATATCTTGGCTCGTCAAATCACGATATGGGGTTTGCGCCATGGTTTCACCTCTTTTCTAAATCCATCGGCTTCGAGCATAGACGGTCGCTTTCTGAATGGTCGCGTTTCCTTCTGTGAAAAACTCAACCTCGTTTTCCTCTATGTCTAAAAACGGAAAATCCATCGAGTCTAAATGCTGATTCGCTGATCGCTTGTTCCCGTATCCATCGACAATGTAGGACGTGACAAGCTGGCTATCCAAGACAAGAGTCTCCCCTTGTTGCAACGTTCCCGAAAAACGTACGGACGTGAACGGCGTTCGCACGCCAATTGAGCCGCCGCTGTTTGTTCCTTGTATTTCAATCAGCGGTTCTGAATACTCGTTTCCTTTTTGGCGATTCACGACGTACACGCCCGTTCCGCTGAACTCGAACACTTCGTCCTCAATCGCGTAGTAGAACGGATCGGGACAAAAGAAGTTCAACGTTCCTTGTCCGGCGCGGATCAAATCGTCAATTTCTGTTTGATCCTGAATGATGGCGTTAATGTACTTGTCCGGCTCGTCTTCAAAGATGAGCGGCTTTGGCTCGCTCTTGTTCAGCTTTCCGGCCAAGAAACGTTTCAATTCAAAATATGACATGTCGAGGTGTTCAAAGATGACCACCTCGACAGGAACGACAATCGACTGATGCCGCTTCTCCAAGAAATACGCGCCATGCCTTCCGGCGATAGACATGGATGCGATTTCTTGCGGCGGCATTAAGGGGCGACCAATGTCTCGAACGAGTAGATACGGCGAAAGGTCAAACCCGTCATACGTAATCATAAGATGCCACCCCCTACGCCATTTGCCCTCATTTTCCCGATGCGCCGCTGACCGAGTTCACGGTCGATATAAGGCGTGACCACTCGCATGATTTCCCTGCCGTCCATGATGACAGGGACGACAATTTCTATTCTCTCTGTGCTTTGTTTTCCGCTGTTTTGCAGTTCTTCACGGATGATGCTTCGCAACATTCGTTGCGGCGCCACGATCTCGGGGTTTCCTGCTCCCGCGTCACCGACAATGGCTAGCGTCGGCTCGTCAACTACACCGCCTGTTGCCAGACGTGGAATGTTCGGAATGTTAAACCCAATCGAACCGCCGCCGCGTCCGCCAATCACCGGAACCCAGTCGGGAATCTTCGGAATCGGAATACGGACGCTGTTGATTGAGTTAATCATGCGGTTAATAAAGTCAATGACTTTGTTTACTGCGCCACGTACTGAGCTAACCACGCTGTCCCATGCTCTCGATGTCGCGCTTTTCACTCCGTTCCATACGCTCGAAATGATGTTGCGGATGCTATTGAATGCGCTCGAAATTCCCGAACGAATGCCGTTAATAACAGAACTGATTGCGCTTTTGATGCCATTCCATACACTCGATGTGACAGAACGGATAGCATTCCATACGGTTGAAATCACGTTCCGAATCGCGTTGAAAACAGAAGAAACCGCAGACTTAATCGCGTTCCATGCAGTAGTCAAAGCCGAACGAATGGCATTCCAGACCGTTGTCGTCACGGTGCGAATGACGTTCCACACGGTCGAAATCACCGTCTGAATCGCGCTGAACACTATCGATACGGCGCTTTTAATGCCGTTCCACGTTGCCGTCAACGCCGACTTGATCGCGTTCCATACGGTCGAGGTCACGTTTTTGATCGTGTTCCAAATGTTCGAGATCGCTGTTTTAATTGCGTCAAAAACGGTAGAAGCGGTCGTTTTGATGGTGTTCCACGCCGTTGACAAGGCTGATTTGATGGCGTTCCAAACCGTGATGGACACGCTCTTGATGCCTTCCCATACACTCACAAAGAACGCTCCAAGCGCGCTGAACACGGTTTGCGCCACGCTTTTGATCGCGTTCCATGAATTCGACAGAAACTTGCTGACAGAATCCCAGTTCTTCCATAGCAAAATGATGATCGCGATGAGTGCTCCTATCACGCCTATTACAATCAACACCGGCGTGGCAATCGCCCCAAAACTGACGCCAAGCACGCCCATCGCCGTAGCGATGGTAGACACAATCGGGGCGAGCGTCAAAAACAATCCGGTGATAATGCCAATCACGGTGACAATCGCCGCGATGGTTGCCGCCAATTTCGGGTTTTCAGAAATCCACTCCGCTACTTTGCTTACCACATCTGCAATCCCTCGATACGCCGGAGCTAGAGCCGTGTTTAAATCGTTGAACGCATTTTGCATTTGCACCATCGGGTCGGCATTCATTTGTTGCACTGTTTGATTGAACAAGTCTTGATTCTTGCTCGCATCACCCAAGTGCTTGTTCATGTTCAGGAGTGTTTCCGCGATGTTATCCCCTTGGTCTTCCCACATTGTCCCGAAAATAGCAACCCCTAGTGCGTTTCGCTTCGTTTCGTCATCTACATTCATTAGAGCTTTGGCAACCTGTTGCATAGCCGTCCGCCCTCGCTCACCGCCCGCGGCGACGGCCTGCCCCCATGCCTGCAACTGCTTTGCGGAGATGCCTGTTCCTTTCAAGAGTTCGACCGTCGTTTCATTCACGCCTTGTCCGAATTCTGCAAGACGGATGCGGCCTTCTTTCAGTCCGTCAAGCAGGTTGTCGATGTTCCATGTTCCCGTCTCGACCCCTGCGGCGAAAATTGCTTGAATCTCATTCGCCTCAAATCCGGCGCGGTTCAATTGTTGGCCGTACTCCGAAATGATGTCGAGCTGTTCAGGCGGAAATCCAATGCGCAACAGCGAATTGACAAGCCCAAGCGCTTGCTGATCCGACATTTCAAGCTCGCTGCCAATTTCGTTTACCTCTTGAATCAACTCTGTAAAGTCGATTCCCGAATAGGCGGCCGCGATCGCTCCAGCTCCTTCGACGATTTTCCGGTTTACCGCATCACTCGCATCGGCGTTCAGTGCGAATTGACGGCGCACGCCTTCTAGGGCACTTTCCGCGTCAATGCCATATGCTTTGACCGTATTTGTCGCTTCTTTAACCGTTTGAATGGACTCTGGAGGAACATCGAAGGATACGCGAATTTTCGTTTCCGTGTTTACGCTCTCTAACGCTTTCCCGACAACCGCTGAAATGCCTGCGCCTGTCGCCAAGCCGGACAGAACAGGCTCAAAATCAATGTCTTTCAGCGATTTTTGAGTATTCTCCGCTTCGTCTTGTAGTTTCTTGAGTTCGCCCCTTGCTTGAGATGTATCCACTTTCGGGGAGGGCATGGAACGGATGGTTTGCGTCAGTTCACGGATCGCCCCTTCAAGCCGGACAATCGAAGACATGTCGGCTTGAATGTCCAAGTCCGGCATCGACTCGATGGCACTTTCGACCGATTGGAATGCTTTTTCCGCGTTGCGTGTGACACGATTCAAAATGCCGGACACTTCATCCACGCCGGAAATGGCAATTTGAACAACTTGTTCCGCCATGCATCATCTCCCCTTTCGTACCAAACGCGCTCGTGAAGGGAGTTTTCTTCGCAGTTTCTCCGCTTCTTTTTGGCGCTCTTTTTGAATTTTGTTATGGTGCGCAATCAACAACTCCATTTGCAAGGGCGTCATATAAGGGATGTCAAGCGGCGAAATGCCGCACTCTTTCACAAGAAAATAAAAATTCCTCCCCTCAAGATTGAGGAAAGGAATCTTCATCATTCTCTACTGCTTCTTGGATTTGTTGTTTGTTTCCGATGCCTGTCAATTCGTAAATCCTAGCGGCGATCTCCTCCACCAATTTCGGTGGAAATTCGTTTTCCACGACCTGCTCTGTAATCATCGGATCAACCGTCCCGTATGCAACGGCTTTGATTGCCGCCCGTTTCCGGCCACGCAGGTTGGCCTTAGTATCGAACTGGAGCGTCTGTGCTACCTTGCCCTTCAGTGTTGGCGTTCCTTTCACTGACACGCCCTCCTGCATGAGTTCCTCGATTTCCAGCGCTTCTTTATTGTTGAGCGGCCGAATATCCACCTCAAATTCTTCTCCGTTCCACGTCACAGTTAATGTTTCTTGGTAGGCTGTCCCGTTCAAAACGCCGGCAGTCAATTTTTTCGCCATCGTTATCCCTCCATGTTTTCGATTTTCCGCCTAACGGCTTCATACAGACGTTTTTTGCAAGCCTAATAGTTTCATTCCCACTCGTTTATCGCTTCTGTACTAGGCTGTTAGAGGAATTCTCTCGCGTTTCGGTTTGTTCGAAAGCGAATTCTACTTCGCTTATCGACACGCATATCATCATCTATATTTGTAGTAGTCTTTGTAGTAATCTCTGTTAATGTTCTTTCGTTTTCGCGATTTTGATTTTGCGAATTCACAATTTTGATTTCAAAAAAACGAAAAGAGGGATAAGCGTTTTGCCTATCCCTACGCGACTGTATACGACGCTTTGTCATTCGTCAGCGAGACTTGGATCGGCCCCGCCGACGTTGCCGGATCAAACAACGCCCGTGCCGTCACCGTCTGCACAATGCCTTCCCGTCCCTCAACAGGTTGGCTCGATGCCGTATAAATCAGCCGCGGAAAAATGATGTCCAAATTGCTTCCTAGATGCAACGTGTAGCTGAATTCTTGCAACGTTTCAGTGCTTGGGCCGTCCGCGCCGCCCCAAAAGGCAATCAGCTCTTGATCACTGTCGAACCCAAGTGCAACCTCTAACGTGACGACCATCGAACCCATGAACGCTTTCTTCGGGAAACGCGACCCGAATCCTTGGGCGCTCTCAATATCCGCGCCGGTTTCTACAGTTAGCGTTAGACTGTTGACCGATGCGCTCATATCCGTACCGTTCTTTTCAAGCGCCGCCATTGGCGCAGTGAAGACATTTCCTTCCGTGAATTGAATGTTGGTGGCCAACGGCGCACGTTTGTCCGACGCGCCTAATGTGTTGACCGTTAGCAACGCCCATTCGTTTTCAATCTCCAATTCTAGCGACTCAATCACGTTACCAAGGAACACATGCTCCATGATGTCTTTGCCGACTTTCGCTGAAAACGAAGGCATCAGCGCACTGCGGGCAGGATAGAATGTGTGCGTATAGCCGGTCGTGGCGTCCCCTGTCACTTCATAACCTCCTAACGCCCACTTCCAAAACCAGCCGGTTGCCTTGTCGTCAAGTGGCAACGTAATCGCGCCGCCTGTCGAGTACACACCAAATTGCGCCACACGATCCAAGCCGGAAATGCCCTCGTAAATCAGCTTGTCATCTTCGGCCGGTTCGATGGAAACACTTTCGGGGTCGAGCGTTTCCGCATATTGCGCCGCTTCCACACCGAATTCCGTTTCCTCGCCGATCATCAAGTAGCGCGTAATCGCCATGTGTCATCACCTCACTCTTTGACGGTCTTGAGCGGAGCAGGCGTTAGGGTGGCGGCATAGTCCGTATCCGCCGTTCCGGCATCCGCGTCAAGTTTTTGCAACAAGGCGATTTGCTTGTTCCGCAGTTCATTCAAGTCGTCAATCAAATCATAAAAAATCGCCGGCAATTGAGCAATGCCAGCGCCGCCTTCGCCTTTTCCGATGTGTTTTGGCACTTTCGCCATGCTATTCCCTCCGTTTCACTCGAAAGTCAAATTGAACCGCAGACCAACACACCTGCGTGTTATTGCCCATTTCGTAGGCAGGGTCGATTTGCGTTGGGCGAACATCCGATACAGTGCCGCCTAGCGTTCGGTCTTGCATCAGCACGTCATAGACCGTCAACGCCAAATCATGCGCTTTCTCCAGCCCTTGTTCAGGGTCGCTGTCTTTGACAAGCACCACAAAATTGAACCGTATGTCATGATCGGCTGTGTGGCCACCAAGCAAGTTCGGGGCATACGGCTCCGGTACAATCCAAATAGCAGGCGTTTGCAACGTCCCGACTCTTACCTTTTCCCCATACACAATCCGTTTGATTTCTTCTAGCTCCGGCGCTTGCTCCAATACTTCCCGAATCTTCGCCCGAATCGCCTTGTGAATGTCTTTAAGAGGCTTTCTTTGAATCATATCAATTTCACTTCCCTCAACGCCTGTTCAATGAAATCGTCAATCCGCCGCTCGGCTGCGGAAATTGATCTCTCGATGAAACGTTTCGGCTTGATTCCCGGGTGATTGACCTTTTTGGCAAAGACCACTTCCCCGTTCACTTCAAACCGCAACGCTTTCGCCCTACGCGGATAGATTTCGTATGGTCCAGAACCATAGTTTTGCACGAGCGCATATTCCACGTTCGTGCCGACTGTATAGAACCGCGCGCTCCGTTTTTGCAATTTCCATGATCCGGCCAAACGTCCATGGTCTTGCGGCGAAAACTCCATTAGGTTGCCCCATACCTCTAATGCGGTCAACTCTGTCGCACGGTTTAGCGCCGCTCTCATGCGTGGAATCAAGCGCCGTAAATCGTCCATATTGATTTCAGCATCAAACATCTTCATCACGCCTCTACAAAGTCATCTGATGAAAGGAAGACGTCAACGCTTCGCCTCATGAACGGTCGTAATTCTGTTCCTAAATCTTTAGTTACTTCCGACGTATTGAGAATAGAAACAGCGAAATCGTCAATTTGAATGATCGGGCTGGATCGTTGCTGTTGGGCGACCGCTACCACTTTGGCGACCGTCCGTACTAAAACGTCTTGAATCGCCAAGTAGTCGTCATCCGTTTCAAGAACGGTTCGTTTGAGCCTAGCATGGATATGTGACGCGATCCGCTCAATCCATGTCGACAACAAACCATCCAGTGCCGCTTCGGGATCAGTCGCATTCGGGAAACGGAAATACTCCGCAGAAACGCCCGTCAAATCCCGAACGTCCTGCGGAGTCACGACTTCCGTCACCGGCCTTTCGAATAATGGCATGTGTCATCACGCTTCTTTCAATGATTCGAGCTTGTCGATCAATGTCGAACGTTTTTTGCCTGTTTTCTCTTGGGACAACGCTTCGTCAACAGAAATCTTGCCCTCCTTGACCGCTTCGAGCACCTCGTCAATGGTCATGCTTTGCACGTCCAATGAAGGTGCGTCGGTCTTGGCACTTTCATGACGATGTTCTGTTTCGCTTTTGTCGCCTTCATTCACAATCTCCACTTCAAAGTCCCGAACCGCCTTCACGGTTAGATATTCGCGATTTCCGACTGTGATTTCGACCGGTTGGTTAGGCGGGAACTCGACACCAAGACGGTATCGAGTTTTCCGCCCTTTATTCACGACTCGCAAGGTTTTCATCCATCCTCACCTCATCAGCCCGTATAGCCTTGCCCAACGACAGCAGCGTTTTCGTCTTCAAAATGGCAATCGACGCGCAACGTCGTGACAAAGTCCGTACGCCGTGCCTTCGGTTGGCGATCCGGTTCAATGCGGATGTCGCGGTAAATGCCGTAAACAAGGTTCGCCGGATTGACAAGGAGTGCCGTTCCGGCAGGCATGTTCGCCGAATCGACCACCGGAATGCCCTTATAGGCCAATTGCGTAGCAGTCGTTTGCGCCGTATCGCCAAGACCCGTACCACGCGCGCGGAGAACATCGCGGTAGGCGTCTTCAATGTCCCAGTGCACATAGAAACGCCATTGCGAGCGGTCGCGCAGGTATTTCTTCGGTACCGCATGGATCATGGCGTCAAACATCGCTTCGACGTTCGTCGGGTCAAAGTCAGTCGTGCCTTGAACAAGGTTGGCCGCCTTCTTGAGCCACCCGTCTGTTTTCGCCAAGAACGGATCGCTGCTCGCTTTGTCGCCGTTAAGGAACAATTCTTCGAGGTCAACGCCAACACGTTCAGCGATCAATTGAATCAGCGTATCCTCGAATCCTTCGCGTTCGATGTTATCCTCAAGGGTCGAATCCGTGATCCCCGAAACGCCGATCACTTCGACCGACTCCAATTTATTCGTGCTGAATTCCGGCTTCGCTTCTCCAGTCGGTGCTTCTCCTTCCGTTGCCGCCTGCAAGATGCGCGAACCGAATGCGATGCGGTCAATATCGTGCGTATGGCTCGTCATATCAATTCGGCGCGCTTCGTCCAAAATGCGCGTCGCTTGGGAGACCGTCCGCACGAAAAGCTGTTGTTTCGCAGGCGCTAAACGAGACGCGCCAAGGTCGGTCGTCGTAATGGCTTTTAAGACGTTTTCCAATTTTCCAAGAAGCATGTCGTTCGTCATCATACACTCAACACTCCCTTTCTATTTTTTGTCTGACATTTATTTGCGTTTAAACCCAAACGGATCGCGGTCGTATTCGTCTTGCGGCTTCGATTTTTCCACTCCGTCTTGTCCCGTCAGACGTTTCGAGAACGGGATTTTTCGCTTGAGCTCGTCAAGCTGTTTGACGACTTGTTCGTATTTCTCTTTGTAGCTGTCGTCTTCGCTTTTGGCAGCGGATTCGTCTCGGAGGCCTTCCTCTTCATTTTGCGGTTCTTGTGGCTCGTGATCCGTCGCCGCTCCTTTCAGCGTGCTCATGATTTCCGATAGCTTGTCATTTACGGGTTTCAACGAATCATCGATCATTTTTTGAACGTCCTCGACTTTCACTTCGTCATCACCTTCTTTCGATTTGTTTGCTCGTTCTTCTTCGGCAATCCGCAACAGTTCGTCAATGACTTCCTTCGCGGCTTTCAGCTTTTCGTAGTTCGCATCAGAAATTTTTCGCCCCGCCTTTCCCGATGGTTTCAGTCCCAGCTTTTCTTTGAATCTATCGAAAAGGCTCTTATTCGTCCGCTGTGGGCTTGTTTCTTCGTTCGAAAGGGTTACCCCTTGCCCGCCACTTTGCTCGTCTCCTAGAGCCGCCTGCGCGGCCACAGCGACACTTTGCGGCGAAGGGGATTCAACAGGGACGATGTTCTCCACGATGCGAACCTCTTGCAGATCGCCGACAAACTCGACATCCCCTTGTTCGTTGATCGTGTAGCCGATTTGGAAGAATCGTTTTTTGCCGCTCGCCAAGTCATCAACGCGAATCACAATGGAATCTTCGAAAATGGAATAGACATACGAATCAAACGCGCCGTTATCGAATGTCTGATAGACTTTTTCACGCAACAGCTCGCTGATATATTCAAACGAACCTTGAATCGCCTTTTTCACCGCTTCTTCTCGATTGTCCTTGCTTTTGATCGCGATGAATTTGGCTTTCGGCACGGCAGGCTCATCGACAAGGGAAACGGCATTGACTACCCAATCACCTGCGGAACGTTCCAAATCGGCCAGTGTCGTTCGTTTCAGTGCCTCTTTCGATTTCAACGCCGCTTTTGGAACACCCATAATCGAAAATCCGGTCAATTTTCCTTCTTTGACCGCTTGCCAAACGTCCTCGTCTTGAACGCGAACGCCCATCATCCAACTTCCTTTCGGAACAGTCAATTCGTCGTCAATCTCCCAATCAAACGGCAAGATGTACGACTCCACCACCTTGCCGACATTGTTTAACGTGTGTTGCAAATCGATGTTGCCGTATTGCTCTAAAAACTTGTGCGCCACTTCTTCAATCTTTTCAGCGGATACGACATCGCCGTCGCTGTCCGGCTCGTTCGGCACAAGAACAGGTCCGAACACGATCCGCTTCTCCTCGTTCTTGTGTGTGACCGGCGCAGTGAGTTCGTGCTTCATTCTCTCACTCCTTTCTGTTCGGAATCGCTTCATGAAACGAGCCACGCCTAGAATGAAATCACCCCCTTTACGGATAGTAAGGAGTGCGGACGATTTGCTCGCCCTTTTTCGGGATATATGGACGGCATCGGCATCGGCAGTTGATCCATTCCTCGATGGGACCGGATCGGTCTAGCGGATGCATCAGCCCATTGGAGAAACGTTCATCCATCCGCACCACTTGCCCGTGAAGCGAATAATGATCGGCACGGTCTTTCGGGTTTCTGCCCCTCACGCGGCTGTCTCTGACCGTCAGCCACTGTTTGTAGCGGACGTTGTAATCTTGCATGGTTTGGAAAATGCCAATGTTTTGCGCTCCCTGCACTTCGGTTCTCGCGATCGTTTGCAGCCGATGATCGCGCAGGTCTTTGAAATCGGCGCGCAAATCGACAGCAATGTCGTCAATCCCTTTTCCTTCTTCATATCCTCGAACCAACGTGGCACGGAAATCGCCCTTAATGCGCCTGAACGTATCGTTTGAAAATACATAAACGCGCTCTCGCAATTCTTCGAGAACGCGTTCACTGAATTCCGTAAACACCAATTCCAGCCCTTGTTCAAGAATTTCTTCAAACGTCAACTGCCGTGCCACGACTGCACTTTCGACAGCGGCTTCGGCAATCTCCTCTTCCATGTCCGCAAAAATCGGATCAAGAATGTCTGCTATAAACGTTTCCTGTTCGAGAATCGACAGCGGGATATAGCCAAGCTCGCGCAACCGCTGGATGAACATACTTTCCAGCCCAACCTGCAAACTGACCAATCGTCTCGCCAGCTTTTCTTCGATTTCGGCGATCCGCTCGTCTTGCTCTTTGAAAGCAGGAAGCGCTCCGTGTTCGACGAGGAACGCGACAAGCTCGCGATCCATGTCCAACAGCTTGCACACCTCACACATGCCTGCCGCCTTCTTTCGTGGCGATGTCAATGAGTTTGGCGTGCAATTGCTTCAGCGAATTCAATATCGCGTTCGTTTCTTCTTGTGAAGCGTCGAGCGGTTGTCCGAAAATGAAATGCCTGTCTAGGTTCGGATCGTCAATCGGGTCTCTGCCTAATTCGCGCAAAATCATGTTCGGACTGTACGCTCCCACTTCAAACAGGAAGCGCAATTCCTCAATCTTCGCCTGTGTATCCTTCGTGTCAATGTCCTTGAAACGGAAACGCCAATCTGTAATTCCCAATCCGACAAATAACAGGCGATTCATCACATTCTCAAGCATATCCTGCCGCGGCTCGATGACCGATTGCTTGTAAATTTCCGTCGACTCCCTCGCTGTCGAACCGCCAAGCGAACCTTCGACGACGATGCCGGCGCGATAAGGCGGAACACCATGAGCGGACAAAATTTCATCGCGATTGTCCGCCCGCAACATGCGGAAACTCGCTTCCTTCGTCTCCACAGAAAGCGCTTGGAACTTAATTTCAATCGGCGTGTCCGAGAAATCCCCCTGCGGTTTTTGTGCCGTCACGACGAGCGTTGAATGCCGGTTTTTCTTGATGTCCTGCTGGAAGTAACGGCGGATCAACTGCTTCGTTTGCTCGTCAAGTTCCGCTCCTGTCACCGTCACGACGTAGGCAGGGACGGCGTGATTTTCAAAGAAACTGATGTTGTACTCCGCCCGTTCTCGGTCGGAAATAATCGCGCTTAACGCAGGCAAAATGTCCGGCAAGCCATAGTAGTCGCTCCGGCTCGTGTAATTGTGAATGTGGATGATCTCGGTGGCTCGCCGCTCGGCCGGAATGGAACCGGCAGGGGCAATTTCGCCTGTCATGTAGTCCACATCATTTTCAAAGCCAAATCGTTTGAACCACACCTTCTTTGCCCCGCGAATTTGGCAATATCGGTTCATATCCTGATGGACACGAACGGTATGCGCCGGAATATGCTCAAGACCGATCAACGTGCCGTCTTCGTCACGAATAACCTCGTAATAGCCGTTTCCGATGGAATCATAGTCCACCATCACGTTGTTATTGATGTCGGTCAGCGTCTTGTATGGGTTTGGATTCTCTAAAAACTGCATCGCAATCTCGCGCTGTTGTTCGCTCGGATTGTTTGTTTTTGCCTCAAGATACCACCCTAGCCCCGCAGTATCTCTTGCTTTCGTTTTGACCGCCCGATAATGATACGGGTTGAGTTCAAGCAGTTGCGCCAGTGCTTCGAGATTGTATAACGGTTCGACAAGCCCCAATTCCCCATACGCGCTGCCAAAACGGTCGCTTGGAAGGGCTCTTGACTCTCCTTGTTTAATCGCGTAGCGTTCGAGTGCGCTTTCTTCGATGATTTCCCCATCGCTTAACACATACGCCTTGGCCACTGCTTGTTTTTCCATGCCGCTCCCTCCCTTCTGTTAGAAGATGTCAACCTTAATTGTTCCTTTCGTTCCGGCTCGGTCAAGGTATCGCAACGCTTGCGACGTGGCGTCCACTTGGTCGTCGCTCGGTGCATTTGGGAACGCCACCAATTCCTCGACGTAATCATGCACCCATGGCGCGATGCTCGGATGCGGAATGTAGACGTTCCCTGCTTCAAATTGCGGCGATACGGCATTCAGCCGCTCGACTTTCGTTCCATTCGGCACAACCGGCAACATGCCGCTGATTTGATGCCGCAACGCATTAATGATCGCTGTCCCGTTCGCGCGGTCCTCAATGAGTTTCGCCTGCGCCTGCGGCCACTTGGACGTCAACGAAACAATGGCACGGATGGACTCGGTGAAGGACAACTTCGCGCGGACTTGGTCAAGCAGGTATTTGTCCGCTCCCTTTCTGCCCCATACTTGACCGACGACAAACGAGCCGTCATTGGTATCCTTGAATGCAAAATCCCATGATTGGATATATTCGTCCATTTGGGGAGCTTGCTTGTAATATTTGAACCACGAGCGATGGATGATCGCACCGCTCGGCGGCGTTGGACGCTGTTGGTATAGCGCATTCCATGTTCGCGATCCGACTGATTTCTTCGTTTCCTCCGCCCACTTCTCGTCAAATCCGTACTCCGGCCATAACGGCTCGCCGATTTTTCGACCTAGCAAGTCGTTTTCGGAATCGCAAATCGCAGGCAAGGAAACCACTGTCCACCGCTCTGGCTCGTGTTCTAAAAGCCGTCCGGCAAGGTCATCCTCATGCCATCTTGTGAGAATTAAAATAACCCGTCCGCCGGGTTGCAAACGGGTGGATAGCGTGTTTTGCCACTCATTCCAAAGCATGTTTCGATACGTGAGCGAATCCGCCTCTTTGCGGTTTTTGATCGGGTCGTCGATGATGAGCAAGTCCGCACCTTGCCCGGTGATCCCGCCGCCGATCCCTACGGAAATCATCCCGCCGCGGCGCCCTTCGACGTCCCAACTGGTCACCGATCCCATATCATTTGAGATTTTGATTCCGAACAATTCCTCACCAAACATCTCGATCTTCTGTCGATTCGCCCTCCCAAACCGTCTCGCAAGCGAATCCCCGTATGAGACTTCGATGACTCTCCTGTCCGGATTTCTTCCGATGAACCACGAAGGGAACGTCTCGGTAACCGTCATGGACTTGGAATGCCGCGGAGGCATAAATATCATAAGACGATCGATTTCGCCCTTCTCCACCTTCATAAGATAGTCGCAAATCAAATCAGAATGTCGGGACGGGATATATCGCCCAAAATGCACATATTCGAGATAAACGGAGTAATCTTCCTTGGCCAGTTCTCTTTCCAATGAATTAAGACTGGTCAGAATCTCGCTTAACAGCATTTCGCTTCCTGATGAGCCGCTTGACAAGGTCTCTGGCTTCTTCGTCTGCAAGGAGTTTGTTGGTGATGCCGATTTCATGCGACTGTTTCACCTCTCCGTCGTGCTCCACCTTTTGGATCTCTGTAGACTCCCCTCTCGACAGTCGCTCCACTTTTACTGCTATATCAAACCACCTTATTAAATCATTTGGCGACAATTCTCTTGGATCGAGTGATCTCATCCGCTCCAAAATTTTGTTTTGGAACATCATCGCCTGTTTCGCGTGCCGCTCTGCCATTTTCTTTCGTTCCTCGGCTTGTTGGAGGAGGTATTCCCTTTCCATATACTCGTCATATTGTCGGCATCTCTCCACCCAATTGTGCCTTGCGCTCCAACGGGAAAGCAGGGTGGTCGATTTGCCCAACTTCTTGGAGACCTTCGACAAACTCCTCTCCGCCCCCATGTCTCTATATATCCTAAACGCTTCGTATGCCTTCCTCGATTCTCCCTTCTGTCTTTCCCATACTTCTGCCATATCACTCACCACTCAAATATTTCATCGCTAAATTCTCGATGAATTTCCACTTCTCTTTTTTGTCGATCTCTCCACTCGACAAAGCCTTTTCAATAGCCTTATTGAGCGTAGCTGCCGCTTCCGTAGGGATTTCATCAGAACCAAAAACAGTCGAAATTGGCACACGATTTTTATGTTCAGGCTCTCCATTCTCATCCAAATATCCTTCTTTCAAATCCTCTAAATGCCGTTCGAAAATATCGAGTATAATCATCAGACTCGTCGCACCGTTGAAAATGTTATACGATTGTTTCACCTTTTTTTGCGCTTCGAGTAATCTATCAAAATCAGCCAACCTCGCAAGTACAGTTTCACTGTTGATCTCGTCCTTAGCTTTTTCAAAGGCGTTAAAAAGTTCCTCCCGTTCTTCCGGCAGGAACAAAAACGATACCGTCAAATAATCAAGGTGTGCTTCTGTGATTCCGTCAATTTGCACTTTTTCGAGCTGACCCAAAACCTTGTCGTCCAACCCGCTGTAATACTTCATGTCCAAGTCTTCGATCTCCGCATACAGCTCTTGCAAAATGACAGGGTCGTCCTCTCCAGTAATGGAGTTATGACTCAACTGTATGGCGATTTGTTCATCTTTCGTCAAGTCCCTGTCTGTATAGATGACTGGCACTTCTGTAAGTCCTGCTTCAATGGCAGCCTTACAACGATGGTTGCCGCTCAAAATTCTGTATTTCCCTTCCGGCGTCAGCCAACAAAACGGGAGTTGGGACAGTCCACCGTCACGCTTGATGTTGTTCACTAGATTTTGAAACATCTCGTTTCTCATGAAACGTGCGTTCTTTTCTAAAAATTCCAGTTGATCGATTGGCACAATGGCCAACTTAAATCCTCCGGCCAGTTTGGCGTTTATTTTTTGTACTTGCTGTGATTCCTTACCCACCATATCAATCCCTCCCTCATGCTCCAACGCCCCGCTTTTCCGATATAGTTGACTCTCGGCGGGTTTTCTTTTCGGCTGTGAACCTCAAACAATCCCCTGTATTTCATGCTCGCCGGTTTGTCTGTAAATGCCGTTGTCGCTATCTCATCGACTTTCACATTGAAAGTTTGCTCTATTATCCTTTTGATCTCCGTGCTCACAGCCGCTGCCAACACCAGCTTCGATGCCCTTTTATATTGCAGTGGGCGTATCACGAAATCGCTCATAATATAGGCGTCTCCCATGTTGTGGCTCGACTTTGACAGGCCAATAGCACCTATCAATTTACCGTCTACCAACACGGCTAAATTAATAGATGCGCTCGCCGGTGCAATTCCGGGGTTGAGGTATAGGCTCCGAAGCGTGTTCATCTGCCTTTGGCTGATTTTCTTAACACCGATTGTTGAATTCTCCGTAATCTCATCGTGTTCCCCCATTCTCGGCAGTTTTACGATTTCCGTCCGTTGATGAGGCATCGTAATTTTCGGTTTCGCCTTTGACGCATACACAATGACCGGTTTGCTCCGCAGTGATGTTTGAACTCTCCCCACTTCGTATCCTTCTAGCCCCGGAATTGGCTCGTCCCTCGCCATCATCCAATGTTTTTTCTCCTTCACCCTCTCGACCATGTATGCAAGACGATCTCGGTCGAATATCTCGTATTTCGGTTCATCCCAGTCGAATACCATTTCAAACGCTCGATACAGCCGCTCGTATCCACCCTTGTAGGTTGGCGGGAATGAAATAAATCCGGCATCATTAGGAGCCTGTTCTGCCCATTCCACAACGTCGCCTGAAAAGAACCTTTTCAATTTCAGCCCGTCTAAAGCCTTGGCCACTTTAGAGCAGGTTTCGTTGTGCAGTCTCTCCCATTGATCCCTATATGCCTTTCTCCTTCGTACGAAAAACGGTTCGTCGCGATGCAACCCGTCTAACATCGTTGTGCATAGCAGCAATGTCGCGATTCTTGGTATCCCTGCCTTCATGTACGGCTCTAACCACTTCCAGTCTTTATGCTTGATTTCGACTCTTATGTCCTCGCCGGCCAGATAACTGCCGATGGTGCAACTGTACAAACTTACGTCATTCCCATACAGGTTAAATCCCCTGTTTTTCAAAATCCTTTCTATCGTGAAGTTGCCTGAACAGCCTATATAAATATCCTCTACGTCCCATGACCGCGTCACCTCACTTACAAGCGCCCTCAAGTCCTGATTGATGCTTCCCACAAACACGAAAATCCCTCTCTTTTCAAATTTCTTTTCATTCTCCGTACACACAAAAAAGACGGCAATGTGCCGTCTTTCAATATTCCAGTGTGATATTGATTTCGTGAACCCAATTCAAATGCTCCACTAATCTTTTTACGCTTTCCAATTTATTTTCATCGTCTATCAAATGGAATGTATCCCCGTCGATTTCGATTCTCTTGAACATCGTGTCCAAAATCGGAAAAAGTACGTCGTGTTTGATGTCTAACGCCAATGGAACGTCATATCCTACGAACAGCGTCTTCCCTCTCATCATGAAACAGCTCCTTTCGCTGTTACGTACGGCTGGTAAATGCGCTTCTCGAATATCGCTTTGGCTTTCTCGATTTCTTCTTTCGGATTTCTTCCGATGGACTCATAAAATGCTTTGTGAACGATACATTCATATCCTCTCGCCAATTGGCCGCGTTCTTCTTTTGTCAGCCCGATTCTAAACGTCTTCGCCAACCCTAGTGCTTTTTTGATGTCTCCGTTTCGGTAAAGTTCGATGGCTTGTTTCACCTTTGTTTTCATATCTTAAACACCCCGTTGCTATCAAAAATCTCGAATAGCGACAGTTGCTTTACCTTTTCTTCTTCCACTTTTTCCGCTTTGGTATTTTCATTGGCAATAAATTCCCTCCGTAACGTTCCTTTTCTCTCTTTGCAACATTCATCGTATGGGAACGTGTCCTCTCTGTCGAATCCCCACTCTGGAACGACGATTCCTAATTCTTGCTCGAACCATTCTGCTACAAGTCGTCTATGACACCAATCGTTGTGCGCCTCGTAACAAAGCAACACCGCGTTGTCCCCAAGGCTTTCATATAGTTCTTCAGCGTCCAGTCGAGCCAGTTTTTCTTTAAACAGCCGATCATAATTCTTTCTGTCCATCTTGAGCATTTGCCATGTGGGAGCGAGCCGTTTTTCTACTGGTCCGTTCCACCATTTTGGAACTCCGATGGAGATAGCCACCGGCTTCAAATGAGCCGGCAGCTTTCTCACCGTCGCAAAATTCGACGTATACATCAGATAACGCCCCTCTCTCTCAAGCTCACGTACGTTTCCTCATCCCCGATGATAATGTGGTCTAATAACTGAATCCCTATGATTTCCCCAGCATCTCTCAACCGTTTGGTCATCTCCACGTCCTCTTTGCTTGGCGTCGGATCTCCGCTTGGATGATTATGGAAACAAATGATTCCTACTGCGTTTTTCATTAACGCCATCTTGAAGACATCTCTCGGGGATACGATTGATGCGTTCGCCGACCCCCTGTGTATTTCTTCAAGTCCGATGACTTTGTTTTTCGTATTCAGAAACGCTACAACGAACGCTTCTTGAGTTTCTTTGTGAATCCCAAGGACTGAACAAACAGTGTCAACCGCGGCCTCTGGGCTTGTGATCGCTTCAGGGATATGATAATACCCCGCATTGACTTTTTCTTTCACGATACGCTCGAACTTTAGGTAGCGTTTGGTAGGATACTTTTGCGCATAATTCATTTTTTAAACACCCTCCTGCGTGTTTGTCCGTGAGCCGTCACCTCACGAACATTCTTAATTTTTTGGTTTGTTCAATTATTATTATAACTTGACCACCTACCACGTTAATTTTGATACACAGTTATTACCGTTGATACGCTACCTTTTCGGGTGATTTCTGTATTTTCACTTTTTCTCTCGTATTTTTTCGGTTTTTTCAATTCTTTTTCTCGCTTTCACTCGTTCTGTCCGAACCGCTTCGTACTTGCATTGGGATGTATAGTAGTATTAAAAATCGTTTTTCATTTGCTCGTACAGCTTCATACTGCACACCATTTCTCTAGAAAAATCGCTTCCGCACTCTTTTTTTCTCTCATTTTCTGCTATAATATAATTGGAGCCTAGCCGGATTCGTCACCCGGTTACATGTCCGATTCCTCCTGATCGGACTGGCTCCGTTTTTTATTTTTTTCTCCGCCATCTTTCTTTTAATACCACTCCGGCTCATCCGTCGAGGTCGTTTTGAGCACCCTTTCTTTGATCCACAAACAGCGCTGACAATAGAACAGGTCAATTCGTTTCCATGATCTCGCGCCGCTTTCTCTATCGTCGAAAACCAACTTTTTCGTTTCTAAATGCTTGTATAGGTGTAAACATTTTCTGTGTCGGCGCCATGATCCTCGCCCTTTTCCGCGTCCTTTTGTATCTTCCGTCTTCATGCTTTTCCTCCTTCTCAAAATAAAAGCCGCCTCTTTACGAAGCGGTCTTACAGCATTTTCTTCATGTTTAATAAAAGAAGCCGCCGCTCAATCAGCGACAGCTTCTTTTCGGGGAAGGGATTTGTTGGGCTCTTCTCGGTTAGTCTGCTTCACTCATACGTACATATGGTAGAGGGTATTCATTTGTTCAATATCATTTTATCACAAAAAAACGTGCCAAAACTGACATGTTTTTGACGTTTTATCGCCCTTCGCATTTCGCCGGTTCATTTCAACAAAGGATGGATTTTCCTTCAGTTTTCTTTCAGTTTTCTGTCATTTTTATGAACTTTTCTTTTCCTCCATTTCAGCCATCATATCAAACAACATTTTGTTTTCCTGTTCCTTTTCTTCCAGTTGCTTCTGAAGCTTCTCTATCTCCCGCTCGAGTTCTTCATACGGTCTTAACGGAGCAGGGTAACGTTTAGGTGGACCATATCTTTCATCAGGATACATGTTGTGATGTGGATCCAACCAAATAATATAAATAATATTATGGTATCTAATTCCATGAACCCTGCCACCTGACCTAGATAGCCTAAACTGTATCATATTCTCTGGAGATACTTGTTCCAGAACATGCTCTGGGATGCTTTCTTTGTAGTGATGTGCAGTTTTGCCAAAATCATGTCTATGTAAATCATAATGGCGTCTTTGTTGTTCAAACTCGCTCATTGTCAATTTTGAAATCTCTGTTAAATTATCAAAAAGGTGAAGAAACCATCCATCGCTAATTCCGCCGCAATTAAATGCTTCATGTTTAGTATCTAAAAACCTAAAAGAGAAAACGATCTTCTCCTTTCTTAGTCGCTCAATCTCTTCTTGTGACCTTTGAGGGAAGATCGTCCTGTTTGGGATTTTAATATTATTTGGCAATTCTGCCTTAGGAATTGAACGGGTTCTTTTTGACTCCTTTTCTTTTTTATTAGTCTTTCTGCTCATCCTCCAACACCTTGCGATAAAATCTGATTATTACCTCATCTTTGATTTTTTCAGTACAAGGTTCTAACTCTCCAAGATTTCCCCTAGCCTCTTTCCAAGGTTCTTCCATATGAGTTAAGTATTCTAATTCATCCCCGTTCAAGTGCCCATAAGACTCGAAAACCTCTTTAATAAACTCATAAACATCCGGGTTTTCTGCAATAGATTTTGGTAATTCGTTAACCGTTTCAATTTCTTGCCAACCATAGTGTTTATATTCATGATACAAATCCGGACAAACTGGCCCATGTACCCATGCTTCAATACGATTGTTAAACAATCTTTTGCCGTACAACGTTAAATACCACGAATAAGCATAGTAGCACAGCTTTTGTAGCTTTTTATGAGTCATGGGTTCAAATGTAAGAAAGGTTTTGGCAACGTCATATACGTTTGTAACCGTTTCAACTTCAACAGTTGCCATCATATTCCCCATCTTCCCCCTTAAATAATAAATCTTCGCCATGTGCCTACCTCCTTTCGTGGTATGTACATCCCAAAGTTATTTCCACATTTTGATGTTTTATACAAACTTATTCACGAAAAGGACGGTTAGCACATGTAAAAAACGATTATATTTTATAATAAACTTCTTCTCCAAACAAAATAATAGTCCTTTTGGTTTAATTCGACAAATCACGACAAACAAAAAGACACCTAAACAGGTGCCTCTTCCTTGTACACTTCAATTCGCAAAGCAAACGCCAATTTATAAAACGCCTTCTCCCTCACGCGATAAAACGTCGATTCACTAATTCCCGCTTCATTGTAGACATCGTAGTCGCGTGGTTCCTCTATGCTCATATACCGCTTCACGATCAGCTCGCGTTCCAGTTTTGTCATCCCAGTTCGCCTTTCCGTGAACTTTTTCATGTATTCATCGCATTCCTTTCCGAAATCCATCCTCCTGATCGCCGCATCTTCAGCCAATCTCATGAATTGGCCTCTCCCAACAATTTCGCAATGTCATAAATAATTTGATCTCTCCATCTGTACAATTGCCGCACACTCACCCCGATCTCCCTAGCAACTTGCTCCCACGTATACGATTTTCCCGACCAATACTTCAACTGTACCGCTTTTTGTTTCTCTGGTGAAAGCGACCTGTATACCGTTTGAATTGCGTGAACGATCTGCTCCAAACGCTCCAAGCGCCTATGGGTAATCAGTTCAATTGTCCGTCGTTCAGTTGGCCGCGAAGGGAGATTGCCACGCCCTCCACCGACATTCTCATCGTAACTCACCCGACCGAACAGAATATCTTTCTTTAAGCGTTGAATGTCGCGCACATATTCGAAATAGTAATAGAGATTATGTTCAATATATTGAGCAACGCCTTTTTCGATTTTTACAGCGGTCATGAGATGCCCTCCTTTTATACAGAAATCGGGGCTTTAATCGCCGGATGCGGATCGTATCCGATAAACTCAAAATCTTCATAGCGATAGTCAAAAATCGAATCCGGTTTTCTCTTGATGATAAGTTTGGGAAGCGGTCGCGGTTCGCGCGTCAATTGCAACTTCGCCTGCTCCACATGGTTTTTATACAAATGAACATCCCCTCCGGAAAAGATAAGCTCGCCTACTTCCAAATCACACTGTTGGGCAACCATATGTGTCAGTAGGGCATAGCTCGCGATGTTAAACGGCAATCCTAGAAATGTATCGACAGAACGCTGTTGCCACATGCACGACAGCCGGCCGTTGGCCACGTAAAACTGGAAGGCGTAATGGCACGGCGGCAGCTTCAT